ACAAGAACAGGCATGGGAAAAATTACAAGAAAATATATTGCTGGGAATATTATGGTTCTTAGGCATAGGCGTTATATCAGCTATTGTAATTGGTATTGTCTGGGGCTTGAGAAATAAGGGGATGATATAATGGCAAGAGTACCTGTAAAAACAAATATGAATAATCAGAACACTGATGATTATAAAAAAACTAACGTGCAGAAAGTGAAAGAAAACAAATCTGACGTTAAGGTCAACAAACCTAAAAAAGTAAAAGTTAAAAAACAAAACCAAAAGCCGTTACCTAAAAACCTGACTAAGAAAAAGAAGGAAGAGACGGTAACCACTAAAGTTACAGTGAGGTACGCATAATGCTTACAGCTCTCATTGGACCAGTTACATCCCTCTTAGATAAGTTTATTCCTGACGCTGACGAAAAGGCTCGTATTGCACATGAGCTGGCTACCATGTCAGAGAAACACGCTCAGGAATTAGCGCTTGCTCAAATAGAAGTGAACAAGGCAGAAGCTGCTAGCGGTAGCCTGTTTAAGGGCGGCTGGAGACCAGCGGTTGGCTGGACGTGCGCTGCTGCGTTTGCCTACCATTTTATCATTAAAGATTTAATTGTATTTGCCTGTGCGGTTGCTGGTGTTGATATGCCAGAGCTGCCCGAATTTGACATGGGTACACTCTTAACGGTTCTTGGGGGAATGCTTGGAATTGGTTCACTCAGGACGTATGAAAAACAAAAAGGACTGACCAAGTGATATGGCTAAGGTTAAGGTCAAAAAATCTAAGCCAGCAAAAGGTAAGGCAAAGGTAAAGATTACAGCCAGCGGTAAGAAGGTATCTTACGGGCAAGCTGGCAAGGCTAAAGGTGGTGGACCAAGGGTAAAGCCCGGGACATCAAAAGGGGATGCCTACTGCGCTAGAAGCTACGGACAAATGAAGCGTAGCCCGAAAGCAGCGAAAGACCCGAACAGCCCATTGCGGCTATCTCGTAAGAGGTGGAAATGCAGTGGCAAACGGTCAAGAAAGGGCAAGTAATGTTTGAATTAAGTACAAGGTCACAGTCCCGGCTAGAGGGTGTAGATAAGCAGCTAGTGCTGACGGTAGAGAATGCCATCCAGCATACCGGGGTAGACTTTGGCGTTATTTGCGGTTTAAGGACCGTTGAGGAGCAAAAAGCTCTGTATGATAGTGGTGCTAGCCAAACACTAAAGAGCAAGCATCTAGAGGGCAGGGCTGTCGATTTAATGGCATATGTAGGCAGCAGGGGTAGCTGGGAGCTGAACCTATACGATGACATAGCAGATGCCATGCGACTAGCCGCACGTTATAACGGCGCTCGTATTCGCTGGGGAGCTGCTTGGCATATACATGACCTAGCAGCATATGAAGGGACCATGGAAGAAGCTATGAGCGAGTATGTGGACCTGCGTAGGTCAGAGGGCAAACGCCCGTTTATCGATGCGCCACACTTTGAATTAATGGGGGACTAAATGGGATTTAAATCATTACTACAATCTTCTGCTGCGCTAAGCGTTATATCGGAATACGTTAAAAAGAAAAATCAAGACAGCGGCGGCACGTCAGTTAAACGAGTAAAAGTAAAAAAGAAGCCAGTGGCAAGTGAAAGCAAAACTAAAAATGTCAGGGTCAAAAAGTCTTAATGGCAGAGCAGAAGAAATTACAAAAACAAAGTATATATGCAGATTATGATGAAGACGGTGACGGTATTGTCAGCGATGCGGAGCTGGCACACATTAAGGAAATAAAAGAAACAGAGACAGAGCTGCGTAAACATCTAGCGCAGTTACGCATGGCACGGTTTACATTAGTGGCTATGGGTGCATTTACAGCAGCTATGTTTTTTGTACCGATTGAGCGTGTTGAAGCACTAGCAGATATTAGTAACCTTTTCTACCTAAGTGGCGCTGGTATTGTCGGGGCTTATATGGGTGCGAGTATGCTTGGCAAAAAATAATTTTTCAGTTAGTATCTGGTTTGGCGCTAGGTCAATCCGAAACACCTAGCGCCAACCAGACGTTCATTGTTTCTCCCTAAACTGAAAGCCCCGGTCAGAAAGTAGACCGGGGCTTCTCTTGTAACAAATTGTAACATTTGTTTATGCTACCTTAGAGACCTCACCCTCTACAGGCTGCAAGTTGTCTAGGAATGCTACTGCTTTAGATGCAGCAGACGAGGCTTGGAAGATATACTTGTGGTCATCTTTAAGCGCCTTGAGCCAGCTAGCAAGATACTCAGCATGGTCATCACGCACAGTGCTTTCCAGACCAAGGGCGGCACATAAGAACGCTGCACCCATCTCAGCTACCAGCTCTTCCTTGGCGTAGTCTTTACGACCTTCACCAACTTTAAAGTCACGATTGACACGGCTCTTATGCCCAGTCCAGTGAACCAGCTCATGCAGCTCAGTAGAGTAAAAATCTAGAGCAGATTTAAACTTGTCAAAAGCTGGCATTACAATCTTATCTGGACCCGGTGCATAAAAAGCTTTGTCACCGTCTTCTGAGATGTTAGCGCCTGTGTTGGCAACGTATGCATCTACAGAAGCTACACGCTGGTCAGGGTTAACAATCTCGACTACAGGCTTAGGATAGAAACGCTCAGGCAGACCATCAATCTGCGACACGTTAAAGACCTTGCTAGGCTTGTAGAAGAAGATATCTTTCTTAGCAGTAGGGTCATCACTGTTAAGGTCTTTAACCTTAATAGGCTTGGCAAACACAATCATGCTGCCCTTTTCGCCGCCACGGACCTGACCACCATATTCCTTAGCCTGACGGTAAGTCATCCAGTACTGACCGTTATAGCCGTTCTCCATGGCAGATATCCAAAGCAACAGGACATTGATACCCTGATACTTAGAACCCTCATGGCGAGTAGGGTAAGGAATACCAAGACCGCCCTGCCATGGCTGAGACCATGGACGCACACCAGCTTCAAGCTTGGCGATAATATGGGCGGTTACTTCTTTTTGGATTTTTTCGTTTTTGCTAGGCATTTATTTCTCCGTTAATGGTTACTCTATTAATATAAGCGTTATATCGTAATTATCAAGCACTGATAATAAAATAATTTAAATAAAAAAAGAGGCGCATCAGCGCCTCTTTGAAGGGACCATTATCTGGGCAGCTAGCCTTGTGCCATTATCACGCAGCCAAGCCACTGGACGTTGCCAGCTCTTGAACCCTCTAAGCTGGTCTTGCTGGTTCCACAGGCAAGCCATTGCTGCCATCTTGGAACGGATTTTGTGTTGGTCAGCCCACTCTCTGTCGTAGCGGCTAGCCATAAATAAATCGTATAGCTCTGCACCACGCACAGCTCTACGGTTGTTATAAGACTTACGACACTTGTCTCCACAGAACCGGGCATCGTGCTTTACAGTCTCGTATTCAGCGCCACATTCGTGGCAATGCTTTTTAAGTTTAGACATCAGTTTCTCCGTTGGTGTATTTCCGACTAGTCTCAGTATGGACTAATCAGTGCGTGATGTCCAGCCACGTTTTAGTTTTTTTATAGCTAAGTTAAATTCTACTTCTCTACCTTCTGGAACCCACACGCACATTCGTTTAGCGCCACGCTCTTGCTGTTTAAGAGTATAACGCTTTTGTGCCATAGCGTGCTTAACAGCTTTGCTTGTCTCCGGTTTCATTCCGTCTCCTGTCCAAAATTAATGCCATGGTTTTTGCGTACCCGGCGATATCGACAATACTGTCTAAATGCTCCGGGCTATGTATCAGTCTGGCAATCTTAACTGCTACCATACGCAATGCGTGACGCATCTCTGGGTCACGACATTCATTGATTACTGAGATTAATTTATCAGCTCTGCCAAAATCATCAGAGGGGTGACCGTAGTCAGCCCCCCTCTCATCTACTACAGTGGACAGCTTCTCGTTAAATTCCTCAACGACAAAGCCGCCCATGTTTTTTGCGACACGCTTAGTCATTCTCGATATTCTCAACAGTTTGAGAAATATCTACGACCTCAGCTCTAACGCTGCTGATATGCTTACCTAAAGTGTTATAGGTATTTTGCAGCTCGTTCTGTAACAAGCCATACGACTTGAACAGTCCTGACTTGATAGCTTCTAAATCTTCTTCAGCTATCTTTGCAGCTTTGTTAGCTCTCTCAAGCTCGTTCTGCAAATCTTTGCGCTCGTTACGCAGACCTTGCAGCTCCTGCAAAACGTCATACAGCCAGTCGTTCTGCTTGCCGTGCTGAAACATGATGTTAGTCAAATCCCAGTCTCTTGGACTATCCTTAATGGAATGGTCCATATTGCTGTTTAATGTATGCATATGCATCTCCCTAATAATTGTGGGGGGCAACGCCCCCCGGGTTAGTATTAACCAAAGTGCTTAGCGCACTCTGGACCGATACCTCTGTCGAGGCTTTCCGGGTGGGTCAGTACCCGGTTACACTTACAACATCTACCCTCATGCTGAATTTTGACCTGCTCTGGTAGGTTGTCGTTATTGAGGTGAGCAAGAACCCACGCCAATGCTTTGAAGCTAGGGGCATCAGGTTTGCCCTTCTTACCAGCTACAAGCTTGCTGCCATCCGATGGGATGAAACCAAGGTATACACTCTCATCAAAAGAATGATTGTCTGGACCAGCAAGAACATTAACGAACCTAAGATTAGGACCGTTAAGACCTTCTTCTTTTTTCTCTTTGACCTTGAAGGTAAAGTGCTTACCAGTCTTCAAACTAGTAAGAGTGAACACAGCGCTACCGCCAAGAATAAAAGTTTTAGCGTCTGCTGCTGTTTCAAATTTGTGACCGTTCATAATTATCTCCGTAATGGTTATAGTATTAATATAAGCATTCTGACGAAGATATCAAGCACTGATAGTAAATTATCCTAATTCACCCCAATTATCCCCAAAACCACCCTCGACTAGATTGTTTGTTGGTGTACCGGGGAACACGTCCAAATACCCTTCAATCATGTCGTTATGCATAATCTCAAGTAAATTAGCTGCGTCCCGACTAGACGCTTCATCTATAATAGCGTCATGGATGGTGGCAAGCATTCTAGACATACGTTGCCCACCAGAAGCCCTTTCGGCTACCAGTGACGTTCTATGGCGTATTAAAGCCCTAGCCATAATTGACAATGCTGCACGTTGGACAGGATAGTTAGCGCACTTAGGCAGGTCCGGGGTTTTACCCATGTAAATAGTGCCGCCATCGACCATACGGATAAACCGGGTCTTAGCTGCCTCATCCATCATTTTAAAACGGTAGTTAAACGCCTTGGCATAGCGTGTTGACCAGTAGTCTATGTAGTCCTGAGCTTTGTCTGTAGGGACACGCATGGTAGCTGACAGCCCGTTAGCGCCAGAACCGTAGATGATACCAAAGCTTACGCCCTTGGCTTTGGACCGTAGCGCTTTGTCTGCTGGCTTAGATTTATCAATCTTGCGACCAGCCATGACAGACGCTACCTCGGAATGGACATCACCATTTACAACATCGTCCAGCAGTTGTTCGTCACCAGACAAGAGAGCAAGTACACGAAGCTCAATTCCAGAATAATCAAGGCTAACAAGCTTGCGACCAACACCAGCAACAAACGAACGTCTGACGCTAGTCTCTTTGCCCAATAATTCTTTGTCCCGGGGTATCTGCTGTAGGTTTGGACCCGATGATGAAAATCTACCTGTTCTCGCATAGCCAATATTAAACCTCGCTTGTATCCTGCCGCCGTTTAAGTTTGCAGCATTGATGATGTTTTCACCAAACGAATTTATATATTTGTTGATAGTCTTGTATTCGCTTAGCGCATCAAAGAAGGTTTCCAGTGGCGTACCGGGAACCATACCTGCCAGCCTTTTCAGTGTCTCTGTTGTCATGCTGAGCTGCCCGGTCTTTTCTGTTTTAGTCCAGCCCCTCAAAAATTTATCAGGCATGGTCTTAGAAAAATAATCTGACCACTGGCTATCTGAATTTATGTTGCTGACCTCGGCTTGGGTGACCAGCTCACGAATAGCTTTTACCCGGTTATGTTTCTCCTGATGCCATAGCTCTATCAATTTACGGTGGGTCTGTTTGTCCACCAGCATCCCGGCATCTTCCATTTCAATGACGGCTGGGTGCATATCATTTAATAATCTAAACCCAGCCCAGCGTCCCTCATCAGCCTCAGCTTCCCAGTGCTTCCATAATTCATATGTCAGCTCTGCATCTTTATAAGCGTAGTCGAGCTGCTCTTGTGACAGTGTTGGCGCAGCCCAGTTACTGGCTTGCTGCTCTTTACTCATTTCTTTTTTCAAATCCCACTGCACCAAATTGGCTAGACTAAAACTGCCACCACCAATAATCGCTCGGCGCAGGTTGCCAACATCCAACAGCTCTGGTTGCTGCTTGGCATCTATAAACCACCTAGCCTCAAAGCCTACATTGAATACTACCCACTTGCCTTTGCTGAACAGCTTGGCGCAGTTTCTGAAGCCACCACCGATGGCATCAAAATCTACGACACATTTAACTTTTTTATTGCACAAGCTGACGAGCCTTACCCTGCCGTCCCGGGGGGACAGGCTGGTTGTCTCAAAGTCCAGCGCTGTTGGTCCTAACTCTGCACATTGGCGGCAGATGCTTTTCAGCGACTGATAGCTTGTAATTTTTTGATAATCCATTAATATACCCTTTGTGTAGACAATCTCCGTTGGTTACACCACGAAGAAGCAACGTAACACATAACTTGAAGAACTAACCCCGGAAGCGAAAGCAACCGGGGTTAATTCTATCTGGCTACTTACGTTTGCCGTTTTTCTTTGGCTTCTTCCCAGCCAGCAAATCGTCTATCGACATATTGCCAGCCATGAACGCCTCACCTGCTGCTCTCTCAATCCAAGCTTTAATCTCAAACTTTGGCTTCCAGTTTTTCTGCTCTTGAGCTTCAAACTGTTCTTGAGAGTATTCGATTACAGGAATGTGCGGCTCACCAGAAGCAGCTCTATCAGAAATTGCTGACAGCAAATCCTGCACTGCATTCCGACCTGATGTTGATGTAGTCGTAAACTTAACGTGTACGTCATCACTTTCAGTACCGACTGAACCGAAACCTAGTAAACGGTTCCAGCCCTCACCAGCACTTTCCCGGTACGGACTGTGGTCAGGCAATTGCTCTTGGTCTACTTTAGCCTTTGCCCTTTCATAGACGGACCACTCAATCCTATCGACTGGACGCTGACCTTTCCAGCATACCCAGCCCTCTACGACTGATTGCGGTTCGACAATGAACAGCTCCTCACCCGGCTCATCCCGGTCACGCCCCATTGCGTAATTCCCAGTCTTACCTGAGAAAGACATATACTGGACATTGGACTGTACACTGTCCCCAGTAACCTCAGACAGGGCATCTGAGATTTGATTTTCCGACAGAGCTGGTAGCTCTGAGGTCTGTACAAATGCAGCTAATGATTTACTCATAATTTACTCCTTTTACATTGCTACGTTGCTAATCGCTTGACCTCAAGACGCTCACTTGGTGCGCCTTCAGTTTCAAACGGTGACAGGTCAATACCTGCCTGTTCGACCAGCTTCTTATTTAAAGAACGCCGACCTTTAACTGTCTTCACCTCAATTTGATAAGGTCCGACAATTAAACTGGTTGTGCTGCGATTGATAAGCTCTTGCTTGATAGCTTCACCTGCTGCTGACTTTTGCTGCTTAGCTAAGTCCTCAGCATCTTTTGCAGCTTGATAATTTTGTACAAAGGTATCTAGTGCAGAGCCTCTGTTGCCCCGGGACTGTTGTGTTGGACGGGGTGCAAAGTCTACGCCGCATACCTGCTTGAATGGACACAGCTTACATTCACCTGTCGCTTTACCCTCACGGTCCAGCGTATCAGCAGAACGTATCTTCAATATGCTCTTAGCCCGTTGAGCATACCGCTCAAGAATTTTTGGCTCAGGCGTAATGATATGCTGAGTGATATCGTTGTAGTTGCTGGCATCCATATAAACCAAGACACCTGCTTTGATTGGCTTCTTGCGGTAATACAATTTATTTAACAACGCCATGCCAAGGCGTAGCTGTGTGACATGGTTTGACCGTGGAAGCTTGTCCCGGTTAGTCCGGGGGTCAATGGTCTTGAACTCAAACTGGTAACGCTCATCATCCAGCAGCGCCACACCATCAGGCGTAGCTGATATCATGGTCTCTCTGTCTGCAAATGATTTCTGGTCTTCACCAGCAAACTCTAACGGCAGGTTAGATGCCCGTAAGCTTTCGACTATATATTTTTCGCCATGGGAACCACGCCTTGCGTAGCCCCAGTCGATAGCATCTTTTGGTGTATCACGTTTGTCATACCACTGCCGCCTGATGCAGCTATCAGCCTCAGACGCATTCATGTATTTAGAACGGTCTACATCCCAGACGTGTCTGTTCTCAATTGCAGTACGTCCAAAGTCTACCTGCTCTTTTATAAAATCTTTATTCGTTATCATCAGTCTGTCTCCAGTAATGTGCCATGGTGTTGACGCTTGGCTTTATTAATTCTTTCGACAGCCCGGTCTAACTTTGTTTCAGCTATAAACGTATCGACATGGACCCCATGCTGCTGACCCATGCGATGCAGCCTTGCATAAAACTGGTCCATGATTGATGGGGACCAGTCTTCCTCAACGACAATAATATGTGAGCTGCCACGCTGTAGGTTGAGGCTCACACCCATAGCAGATATCTGACCGACTAAAACTTTAAGCTGCTTGTCGTTAAACTCTTGGGTCAGTATGTCTTTCCATTTGGCGCTGGTACGACCATCCAATGACGAAACAGATATACCTGCGTCAGAGATAGCCTCGACAAGACCATCGATAACTTGCCTGTGCCATGCACCTACCAATATCGGATGGTTCCCGGCATTTACTCTTTCGATGATTTCATCAGCGGCAGCATCAACTTTAGCCAGCCCGATGATACGTCTAGCAGAGCTAATACTTTCATCCTGTTTACGCATAGCTTCTTCAATATCACGCATTGCTGTATTGTCTAAAAAGTCCAACACCTCTTTCAGCTCAGACGATTTGCTCAGCTCAATGTTTAATCTGTTGTGTGTGATTGGTGGCATATTCTTCCACACGTCAGCCAGCTCATGTCTGACTGCCATACCATCGAATATCATTTCGTTGAGCTGGTCAGTATTGCGTGACCCTACAACCATCTTGGTAGGGAACCTAGCTCCCGGGAAGGTACGCTTTTGAGTGATACAATATTTGAGCTGGAATTTTTCCATGCTCATACCACCGATGTCAGCCTTGAGGGTATCGAACCCGGCACGACATAGAAAAGGAAACAGGTCATCATTCCAGCGTGTGACTGGTGTGCCTGTCAGCATCCAACTATGTGCAGCTCTCTCACACAAACCACCTTTACCCAAGATGGCTTTGGTGCGCTTTGCCTTTACAGATTTAAGCGCATGGCTCTCGTCACATATCAGGACGTTGATGTTGTTAAACTCAGCAGCTCGCTTTGTAGCAATGTCGTATGACATCAGCAGCACATTGGCTGACGGCTCAGGCTTCTTCTTTGCGGTACGCAAAATGCAGGGACGGAAACTAGCTTCAGCTAATTCACTTGCCCACATAGCCAGTGCTATCGGCGGCGCTATAATAATGTTGATTGAGGTGACCCCAGTCTGCGTGTTGACCAAGGGGTGTACCTTCTGCATGGCAGCAATTGCAGACAAGGTCTTGCCAGACCCCATGCCACTAAAGTTACCTGCGAAAGATTTGGATGCTAAGAAATCAGCATCTGCAATTTGATGTGGTAGTAAATTTTTCATGTATGCATTCTCCGTTGTTATCGTCAGTATATTTATTTCAGTGTCTGATGCAAGCGAAAAGATTTGGGGGGCTGCTGCCCCCCGGTTCTTATTGGTTTTCACACCACTCGACTTTGTGGGCGTACCACTTGCTGGCGAACTCTACGATGTTGTCCATAACATCCTCGACCTCATCCCAGCCGTAGCAGCAACGACCATCACCTAGCCCATGGGTGCAAGCAGCCTCATGCGCTGGGTGGTCTTCATTCTTGTAACAGTGCCAGATAAATTTTTCCCAGTCGCTGTCACACTCAACCCACTTCTGGGTCTCGCCACCATAACCAGTGCGCTCAATATCATAGCTTAGCTCAAGGTTAGGGTATTTCTTTATGAGCTTCTGGACCCGGCTGTACGCATTGTTTGACTTGCGTGACTTGGGAGCTTCCAGCAAATGAGATGGCACACGCACCTTGCCATCAGAGTTTCTAGGTTCCAGCTCGTACACCTCTGTTACTCTGGCACGGCGCTTGACCCGTTTGTCTTT